ATCCTGTAACGGCTCAAGCAAACACTATGTCAGGAGAACTGTTAAAAGGTATTGGCATGGCTGGCGATAGTACTGAAGGTAATTTATTATTTAAACTCTTAAACACTAATATGGGCGAGGGCATTGCTGCTGGTCTGGTTGCTCAATTGTTGTCTGGAGATGAAGAAGAAGAAGATAATAGAGGCTCATTTGAGCGCCGCCCGTATGGCGCTGGGGGTCCGGGCGGAAAGCTTGGCGGTATAAATTACAATCAAGGCGGTTTAGTACAATATTTTAACCAAGGCGGTGCGATGGATAATTATCCAGCGAATCCTCCTAGAAGAGATGGGCCTATTAATCCCTATGAAGGCTCTGGAACCAAAGACGATGTACCAGCATTATTAACGGCTGGTGAATTTGTAATGACCCGTGACGCTGTTGAAGGCGCGGGTGGGGGTGATGTAAACCAAGGTCTTAATCGAATGTACAGTATGATGGATAAATTTGAGGGGATGGCATAATGTCTACACAAACAGTAGAATCAGTACAGCGTCTAGCCCCTTATCTTGAGGGACTTGAGCAAAGATTACTTGGCACGGCATTCGGTGAGTTTAATGGCACAACGCAGACTAGCCCCGGTCTTCTTGATACGGCTCTTGCCCTTCCTAATCAGCAAGTGGCTGGTCTTGATCCACTGCAACAACAAGCTTTTTCTATGGCTCCTGGAATGGTGGGTTCCTACGCCCCGTTTGTTCAAGGCGCTTCTGGTCAGACTCTTGGCGGTCAAGCTGCCTTAAACGCTGGATTAGGGCTTTTAGCAAACCCTGCGGCAGCAGCACAACAATATATGAATCCATATCAGTCATATGTTATTGACGAAATCAATCGCCAAGCAGCAATGGGAAAACAAAAACGTGACGCAGCAGCAGTTCAGGCTGGTGCTTTTGGTGGCTCAAGACAAGGCATACAGGAGTCTGAAGCAGAAGGCCGTAGATTAGCCGCTATAGGTCAGGCGCAAGCCAAAGGCTTCGGTGATGCCATGACACAATCACAGAGGGCTGCACAGCTTATGGGCGGCTTGGGACAGGCATATGGTGGTCTTGCTAGTACCACTGCTGATATAGGCCGTGTACAGTCAGAGCTTGGTCGCGCTGATCTTGGCATGCTTTCAGGATTAGGTGAAACAGGGCGTAACTTCCAATCGCAACAGCTTGAAGCACAGCGTCAAAATCAAGTGCAAGCTGCTCAAGAGCCATATACACGTTTGGAAATTGGTCAGAACCTTCTTAAAGGTATTCCTAGCTCTAATATTAGCTCGACATTTAAATCNACCACCACTCCAGCTACTAATCCATTCTTNGCTGGAATTGGTGCATATAGTGCGCTTCAGGGCATTAAGCCATCTGGTNNCTNNGNGANATAGGAGAGCGTAGATATGGCGGCACCCATNCTTCCAGTTGGTACAGGAATTGGACCTGTTAAAAGCAACCCAATAAATGTCGGCGGTCTTGGCAGCGCAGAAGCGGCGTTTCGTAAGGACGCGGCAAGCGGTGGTATGCTGGGTAAATTATTGGACATGTACCCTACTCAGACTGAAGCAATTAATGCAAGAAAGTCTGCTCAAGGGGGGATTCTTCAAGCTATAAAAAATCTTACAAGTGGATCTGGATCAACATTGAGTGATAATCTTAATGTTACTCCTCCTCGCGGAGTTTATGGTCGAAGTCCAGAGCGCACTAGAGAGGCGGCTATGAACCGTCTTGAAAGTATTTTCCGAGGCGGCGGTCTTTTAAGACCTGATGATCAACAAGGACAATCTGTTATTGCTGATTTAATTGGTGGTGATGAGATAGACATTTTTAGTCCAGATTCTTCTGCTGGAGGCATAGGCTCTGAAAGAATGCCTTTAACTGGTGTAGGAGATCAGCCGGGTGACGCAACATTTGGTGGCACAATACCAGAATCAAGAGATCAGAACCTAGATGTTGACATTGGAGCCGCTGGTCTTGGCGTAGAGCCTCCTGCTGGCACTGAAGGATCTACTCCGTCCACGACAACCACTGGCGGCGCTGATAGCGGCGAAGAGGCTGGTGGGCTTGGTGAGGCTAATGCAGGTCAAGGTCTTGTGTTTAGTGGTACGTCCACAAAAGAAGGCACAACCACTGGTGGTGGAACGACAACTGGTGGTGGCAAAAGCGGTGAGCAAATAAACAAAGATCTATATCAAGGACTTTTAGATCAATCTTTAAAGTCTTACAATGAAGCCGTAGGTATGGCTCCTCCTAAAGCTCAAACAATGCAGCAATATAAAGACGAGTTTTCAAAAGCTACTGGCATTGATATATCTGGAGATCCAGACAACAAAGCCGCGCTTACAGCGTTTGGCTTGGCTCTCATGCAAAACAAAGCTGGCAAAGGCTTTAATGTTGGCAATATGTTGAGCGCGGTTGGCGCAGCAGGTGAAAAGGCTCTGCCTCTCATGGAGCAAGCTAGAAGGGAAGCTCGTGAGGCACAGGTTGCTGCTGGCAAGTACGCTTTGACTGAAGGCAAAACATCTACAGCAAATCGTCAAAAGTTCTTAGTTGATCAGGCTACTTACCTTAGAGATCGCCGTGACACAATTCTTGGCGCTCAAGTTACTAGAATTAATCAAATTGAAGATCGTGAAGATAAGCAAGAGGCGGCGGCTACCTTGGCATCAGCTAAAACTAGATATGACACTGCTGTAAAAGAGATTGAATGGAGACAAGACGCAGAAAAACGTATCGCAGAAGGCAAAGAAATAAAAAACATGCTTAAACAAGAGCCGATCAGCGGCAACAAGCAGTATATAATACATAAAGGCATGCCCAAAGCTGGAGGACAGCTTGTGTTAACTGATGCTCAAAATGATGCTAAAAAGTTTGGTCGCGGATATGGCAATATATTGGAAGCTCAAAACACCATTGATAATAGTGTTAGAATTTTAAGAGAGATTGAATCAAGCCCAATAGGATCAACCGCTGAATCACTTGTTGAAAGCGCACAATCACTATTTAAATCCTTGGTTCCGCAAAATCCTAATGACAAGATATTTGAAGATGTAGCAATATATAACACAGACGGTTCTATTACTTTAAAACAAAACATTTCTAAGGAAGCTTTATTAACGTCAATGAGAAACGGAATCATTAGCGAATATAAGAGATTTCTTACTCAAGAAACTGGTAATGGAATATCAGAGGGAGATGTTAAAAGAATAGATGACCTCTTAGGGAAGCCCGGAGCATTCAAAAATATAGCAGAAGCTATCGCTGGCCTTCAAGAAGCTCGCGGTATTTTTGACAACTCAAGATTAGAATTTGAAGATTCCCTTGCTCAATTCACAGACAGAACTAATTACGATAGCGATGAAGCGTTTAAGTTGGGGTCTGCCTCTGCACAGCAAGGAATTTTTTATGGTATCGGAAACAGGGGCGATAATTATCAGGCAATAGACTTTAGTAAATTGCCTATAGATGATGCTAGTGGTTTACCTGTTTTTGATTTAACCAAATAAGGAATTATTATGGGTGAAATCCTAATTCAATCCCCCAGCGGTCCTTTTAAAGTAAAAATAGCTGGTGACTCTCCTACGGGTGATGAGCAAATAAAAATTGCTAATATTATTCGTGGGCAAAGACAGTCTTCTGCTGAACCTCAGTTGACTGCTTCTACAAGTTCTCAACAAGAACAATTGTTCGACACATCATCTGGTATTAAAGACGCAAAATTAAGAGCTTTATTATCCACTGCTGAGACATCAGGGGAAGAAGAAGCACAGCTTCAAAAGCTTTATGGGCTTGGCGAAGGTGACTACACCCGTGACAATCGCGGTAGGTTAGCCATAACCAAACAAGGTGGCACAAAGCTTGGCATGGAGCTTGAGAAGGACACTCTTGTTGATGAAGAGGGTTTTTCTCGCTACGACTTTGCTGATTTAGCTGGTATAGTGCCAGACATTGCTGGTGGTGTTGGCGGTACAATTGGTGGCGCAGCTTTAGGCACAGCTTTACTTCCGGGTATAGGCACGTTCATTGGTGGCGTTCTTGGCGCTGGCTTTGGAACCGCTGCCGCTGGTGGTGTTGAAGAGGGCGTTGAAGCTCTTGCTGGAGTGTCGAGGCAGACCGCTGGCGAAATAGCTACTGATCTTAAAAACGATTTTCTTATTGGTGCTGGCTCTGAATTGTTTATTGGCGGCGCAATCAGAATTGTTGCGCCTTTCTTTAGAGGCATGAAAGGCAGAAAACTAGAGGGTCAAGATCTTGAGACTGCTGGCATTTCACTAACGCCTATTGAAGAAGGTGGTTTTGGAATACAACCCGGTCTAGGAAATGTCGGTGGATCTAGTCTTATTGCCAGACAGCAAATTATTGGAGAAAAAGTTCAAGGCGGGGCAACAAAAAGATTGCGTACTAATTTTAAGAATATGCAAACAACCATTGGAAAATACAAGCAAGCAGTGGGGGCTGATGCCAGTGCGCCAATATCCGCATCTTCTGCTGAAGAAGCAGGAGAGGCTATTATTTCCTCAGTAAAGACTCAAGCCGCCAAAATAACTTTTGCTGAAGAAGCCGCAAAAAAAGCTGTGTTAGAAGAGTTTGATGCTTTGGCTCAAGGATTGGGCGCGGCAGCAGCAAAAAATCAAAACTTAGATCAATCAATATTTAAAGATCTTACAGTTGCTTTAAAAAACTTTGACGATTTAAATGCTACTAAATTTGGATCAATTGATTCCATTATTAATACCACTACACGCGGCGTAGGTGATGCACCTATTCTTTCAACAGAGACTTTAAAAGAAGCATCAGATCTTCTGTTTGAAAGGGCTAAAGCCTCTATATCGGCTGTTGGGTTGTCTCCTAAAGCGCAGTCACAAGCCCTTGCCTCTGCGGCTGTAATTAATGGATTTAAAGATTTAGGCGAAAAAGCTTCATTTATACAATTATATAACTTGCGTAGGGAGCTATTTGACGCAAGTTTTGCATTCAAAGGAATGGGTGGAGGCGCTCAGTTAGATCAAGCAGTTAATCTTTTAGACAATGTAATGTCAAAAGAGGCTATTGAAGCTGGCATTAAAGGAGTAGATATTGACGCTCAAAGCTACAATCTTCTTATGAAAGCAGCCGATGAACTCCCTGCCGCTAGAGGGTTTTACAAAGATGGCAAGACAGCAATAGAAAACATGCAAGCAGCAGCCAGTATTTCTGGACTCTCTGATGCTGTTAAAACTGGTACAATTTTACCAAAAACTGATTTTCTAAAAAACATTGTTGTAAATAGTAAGCCAGAAGCTTTAACAAGAACTTTAAAAGTCATAGAAATGAATGCTTTAAAAGGTCAAGATGGTAAGGCTTTATCTGAAGCGTTCAGAAAAAAGTTATCTTCAGAGTGGCTTGCTGACGCAGTTGCTAAAACTGCATCAAAGGGTACTGATCCATTAGCATTTAAAGGGTCTTACTTCTCACAGGCGATTGATGATTTAGGCTCGACTGGCAAAGTGTTGTTTGGTGATAGCTATGATGATGTTGTAAAACTTGCTGATGAAATTAGGTTAACAACAATACCGGGCAAAACAAGCACAGTTGATGTTGAAGCTGCTCTTACAACTTTAGGAGCTAACAACGCTCCTATTCCTTTGGTAGAGGCTTTAGAGGGTATAGCATCAGCACAAAGATCTAGGGCTTTATTTGATCAAAGCTCCTTGTTGAAGTCTATTGCAGCGGGTGAGACTGGCCCTGCCTTGACTAAGACTGCCGCAGAAAACATTGCTAGACCCGGAGCAAAGACCGCAGACATTGTTAAGGTGATGGACTTTTTAGATCCTGCCGCACAGCAACAAGTTAGACAATTTTATCTCTCCAATCTTTTAGATGACTTTGGAAGCGATGCTTTAATTAACGGCACTGCGTTAAAAAAGTTTGCTGGTTCTTTAATCAAAGCGTCAGAGGGCGGAAAGCTTCAGGCTGTATTTGGTAAAGAAATGGGCGATGACATAGCTCAATTTGGTCGTGTGCTGGAGCTTAACGCAAGAACCGTTGCTGGTGGTGATCTGGTCGCAGCTAATATTGCCGCCAATCCATTAGAAAACATTATGGATATTCTTAGACTGTCAGTAACAGGTAATCTCTTAACGCATGCCCCGATCTACAAGCGCATCTTGAAAGATTACAAAGCTTTAAAAAGCGGGTTGCCTCCAAAAGAAAGATCCGCTGCACTGGGTAAGATAATAGGATTGTCTTTAACACAAGCTCCGGGTCAAGCTTTGCAAGAAGGCGCTCGTGAGGCGAAAAAACAAATTCGCGCTGTAGCTGACAATTCAGGATTAACCGAACAATTGTCCGCAATTCAAAGTCAGATGACTGCGCCAAACGCAGCATCTAGTCTTGGAGGGGTAAACGTGACACAACCAACAGCCCCAGCAGGAACCAGTACAATTCGACAACAGGCAGCGGCTAACCCCGGTGTAGCTCAAGCCTTGGGCATTAGAGGCCCAACGGCAGGTCTGTTAGGAACAGGAAACCCATAAGATGAACAAAGATGTGTTGCGTGAAGAAATAGCCGCTGACGAGGGCTGTAAGTACGAGGTGTATTTAGACCATTTAGCACTGCCAACGTGTGGTGTGGGTCACTTAATCACTGAAAACGATGAAGAGCATGGTAAGCCAGTCGGCACCGTTGTTGAACAGGAGAGAGTTAGAAGCCTGTTTGCATTAGACATAGCGGTTACCATAGACGAGTGCAAAGTATTGTACCCAGACTTTGATGACCTACCCGAAGAAGCACAGCATATTATTGCTAACATGTGCTTCAATATGGGTCGCCCCCGCCTTAGTCGCTTCCAACTGATGCAAACCGCTGTGAACGCAAGAGACTGGAATGAGGCCGCAAACCAGATGGTAGATTCCAGGTGGTATACGCAGGTCCCCAACCGAGCTAGGCGTTTGGTAGATCGGATGAGGGCGTTGGCTAGTTAATAGCCGCAGACCCTATCCCACCCTGCCCATACTTTTTATCGAACGCATCAGCAGTTAGCTTGGCTATTTGCTGACGAGCATTCCTGTGTTCGTCTGCACAAAGCTTCTGAAGCTTGTTGTAAGTAGAAATATCTACGGCAACAGACTTGTATTGTGTTGTATCAGCCATTATAATTTCCCATTGATACCCATTGTTTGAGGCATATTACCATGTACAACCATAAATACAAGGCCAATAAATATGGAGC